CAGGCGTTAGTCGCAGGGCAGAAGGTAGATGACGTATTACAGCCCGTAAAACAAATCGGCATTGATCCTAACCTGTATGAAGTACGAACTATATTTGATGATGTCCAACTTGTAGTCGGTCAGCAAGAGGCTAATTTCGGTCAGGTTTCTAAAGGAACTGCAACTGAAACCTCTATTGCGGAATCATCCAGAATGTCTGCTATTGGCGCAAACATCGATGATCTTGACAGTTTCATGTCAGAAATAACGAGAGCTGCCGGACAAGTTTTACTTCTAGAAATGTCTAAAGAAGAAGTTGTAGCAATCTGTGGCCCGGGGGCAGTCTGGCCTGAGTTTAAGAAAGAAGATGTACTGAATGAAATTTATTTACAGATAGAAGCAGGAAGTACAGGCAAACCAAACAAAGCAGCAGAACTGCAAAACATAGAAAGAATTATTCCATTCCTGATCCAGATTCCCGGTATTGATCCAAAGTTCCTTGGAAAAGAGTTGCTCAAGCGTTTGGATGACAAAATGGATTTAACAGAAGCAATTATAGATAAGTTGCCTTCAATCGTTGCTCAAAATATGATGCAAGGTGCAAAGGCTCAAGCGCAGGGTAGAGGGGGGAAAGCTCCTCCTGAAGCGCAAGGTGGTCAGGGGGGTAATAATGCTCCGCTGCCACGTTCCACTGGTGGTGGTAAACCACAAGTTGGGATGAATGTTTAACAATTAATCAAAGGACGTATCATGGCAGAAGAAGAGCCGCAGGAAGCAGAATCGTCCACTGCTTCTGAAGAAAATATTATAGACGAGTCTACCACAGAAGTTGCGGAAGACACGGCATCCCCGTCAGATGCCACGGAAGTGGAAGCAGAAGCCGAAACAGAAACTTTAGAGAGTGTAGTGCAAGATGCGCTAGGTCCTTTAGAGGATGATCCTGTTAAGGAAGAAGCGGAAGCTACTGAAGAGACAGAAGTCACGGAACCAATTGAAGCCTCGGAAGAAACACCATCGGAGGACTACAAAGACGTTCCATTTAATAAACATCCACGTTTTCGGAGTCTCGTAGCCGAAAAGAACGAGCTTAAAGAAACAACGGCAAAACTTCAAAATGATTCGGAGCAGTATGCCAAGATTACAGATTTTATAGAGAAGAATAACTTAACTGCAAAGGATAGCGTTGAGGGATTCAAGATAATGGCTGCGATTAGAAATAATCCAGACTTAGCCTATAAAATGCTGGGTCATCACATAAAGAATGTGATTAAAGTTACTGGGAGGAGTTTACCAGAAGACATCCAAAATAAGGTGGATGACGGGTTTCTTGATGAGGATGCGGCAAAAGAGTTAAGCCAGACAAGAGCAAAACTAGCAAGGGTACAAAACCAACGTAAAATTGACCATGCTAGGAACCAGAAGCTACATACTCGGAATCAGAGTGATATGCTGACGGGTGCTTTGCAAACGTGGGGTGAAAACACTTTAGCTAAAGATGTTGATTTTAGTCTCAAACAACCAGAATTTAATGATCGTGTAGTTGCGCTGGTTAATGAGCGTGGACAGCCTCAAAGCCAAGCAGAAGTATTAAGTCTTGTAGAAGATGCTTATGCAACTGTTAATGAAAGGTTTAAGGCTAGATTACCTCAACCAAGTGCAATGAAGACGGCAACAGGTGGTAAACTTAGTGGAACTCCTGTAGTGGAGCCTGTCTCTTTAAGAGATGCAATAACGCAGTCCCTGAACCAGTAAAACTACATTGCGGAGTTTCTCTATAATATAAGGAGAAAACATGGCGGCACTAACTACCGACCAACTCGACAACGTTGCTAATGCGAGCCTTGATTATTTCATAAATCGTGGTGACGTTTTAAGCCAGACTATTCAAGATAAACCGCTCTTTAATGCTATGGATAAAGCATCTAAAAGTTATCCGGGCGGCAAAGGTCACGTTGATCTGGCGGTTAAGGGAGTCTATGAAACCTCGTTGGTCGGTTACACGGCAACGGATCAGGTCGATTATGATAACCCTGACCATATCAAACGTGCTAAATATGAATGGCACGAACATCACATTGGTATTGAGGTGACTCATACCGAGCTAAAACATGATGGAATTTCCGTAAACGATGCGCTTACTGGAGAAACCAGAAATGTTTCTGGCAGGGATAAAACTGTTCTTGTAAATCTTTTTAAAGACAAAATGGAAGATATGCTAGAAGGTTATACCCGTGGGATGAATGATCTCCTTTACACTGATGGTTCTAGCACAACTGCTATGACCGGAATACAAGGTGTAATAGCAGATGACCCTACTGCAACAAATGCTGCAGTTGGAGACCTTCGGACTGACACCAATACTTGGTGGCAGAATCGGAAAAATGTTGCAATTGCTGCGACATCAACTGGTCAAGTACTGATTGACTTTATTCATGGAGAAATTCGCCAATTACGCAGATACGGAGGGAAACCTTCACTTGCTGTGTGTGGAAGCGATTTCTTAGATCAACTCACAACTGAGTTGAAGAATAAAGGGAACTTTACTCAATCTGGATGGAATGGGAAACAGGACATCAGTATGGGTGAAGTATACTATCAGGGAATTCATTTCCAGTATGATCCCAGCCTTGACGATCTGACAATCTCAGGACAAGCTCCTGCGAAGCGATGCTACATTATTGATCCATCCAAACTGTACCTTATGTACATGGATGGTGAGAAGATGAGTCGGCATTCGCCAGTTCGTCCACACGATTACTACAGTATTTATCGTGCGATAACTACTACAAGTGTCTTGTGTGCAAGTCAACTTAACTGTCATGGTGTTTACGAAATAACGTAAATCCTGACCTAATAGGCAGTCTTTCGGGACTGCCTAACCTTTTATAAAAATTAGATATGGAAAATGTTTATCGAGCAAATGTGGCAATTGGCGGTAATACTGGAAGCACAGTTGTAAAAAAGGGAATTTCAGTACCAGAGTTGGCAGTATTACAACACCTCCATGGAAATGGATCAGTTGATCGTATTGTTTTAACTGGTAAGGAAAAGATGTCATCAGACTCTGAACGTGAGAGACTAGCGAGGATATATAAGAAAAAATTCACGGAAGTATTCGGCCCATTTGGAGAATTACCATTCAGCATAAAATCTTTAAAAATACCAGATGCTTGTTTTTTAGATGGTGGCCCTCCAATCAATGCAATAAAAGGAACTAATGGCAAGGAACGTAACTCTACAAGTCCTGCTGAATGATTTAAGAAGTGAGTCAGGCCACGCAATTTCATCAGCCCTTGGAGCAAGTACCCAAGAAATGATGACCAATCTTCTAAACAGGGTACAACGTAGACTCTGGGAAGATTTCCCGTGGCCTTTTTTACAGGTTAAAAAGGACATAACTCTACAGGCAGGACAGCGGTATTATGATATTCCCCCTGGGATAACGCTTGAACGTGTGGAAAGATCATCGTTTAAAAACGGGTCTTCATGGGAAAGGATTCCTTATGGAATCTCGGAAAATGACTATTCAATTCATGACTCAGATACAGGATCACGCTCATGGCCTATCCGGAAATACGAAGCATACGGAGTGTCCCAAGTAGAGGTATGGCCTACCCCAAGTGAAAATACCGACACGACTACAGGCAATGGTCTTTTTAGATTAGAAGGTACAGGTAATCTCAGTGCCTTTGTTGCTATGTCAGATACAGCAGATTTAGATGATCAACTGATTGTCCTTTTTGCTTCCGCAGAATTATTAACCCGCCAGAAAAGTCCTGATGCACAGATGAAGGGGCAACAGGCTCAAGTCCATTACCAAAGATTAAGAGCGAGATTATCCAAAACTGATCCACTGGTCCTTGGGGAAGAGCCAGCGCAACATATTCCAATGCACGTTCATAAGGTGGGCTGATGCCATATGTACTCGTAGAAGATTTTAAAGCTGGCATTGACACTCGCAGAACCTCAGTTACGTCTGTGCCGGGTAGTCTGTATGGGGAGAATACCGAAGGAGTTGCTGGTCTAACCAACGCACATATAACAAGAGGTGGAGAGATTGAGAAGCGCAGAGCATTCAAACTCTGGACTACTCTCCCACCAAACACTTATGGACTAGCTGCCGGAGGGGGTAATGTCTATGTATTTGCTGACTGCCATTCAGGAAGACCATCCATGACAGGACAGCCGGAAAAACTCTCTGTTCTAAAGTGCGAGAGCCGATATAAAGGGAACACGGGTGAGGTGGATATGAAGGGTGTTTTAAGTGTGGATTTTTTTGACGGCAAACCTTATGTGGCAATAGAATTTGAAGACGGATTGATCAATCACTATTGGGGTGATCACGATGACCCCGGTGCGGAACAGGAGAAAAAGTTGGTAACCTCTTGGGCGGCAGATGGCAGTGGAGACAGCGTTATAGGAGATAGTTCTGCTAGTGGGCATAATTTAGAAGACGATGATGTTGTTAGATTCACTACAGATGGAGTCGCTGGTTCACAGTTACACTCACCCTTTGAAACGGGAGTAGATTATTATGTAGTGGATGCTACTGACCCTGCTGAATTCTATGTAGCAACCTCATTGAACGGGACAAAGATTGTTCATGGAGGAGGGGGAGTAGGACAACATTACTTCCAAAGCGGTGTTGCTATGAACCGAATTATCCAGCAGTACGATGGAAGAGCCAGAGTTAGTTTTTCAGTCACAGGAGGACAGCCGACACAAACCACAGGTACAGCGGCAACAGGATCAATTTCGGTTACCGCAGGGACACAGTACGATGGCAATAATTTACTTACCTTGCGTGTAAATAATGTAGACCTTATAGACGGAACAGTTGCTCATACAGGGGTTGATAACTCAACTGCAACTGCTATTGCGGATGCAATTAATGCAAGGACATCAGTCCCTAATTATACCGCTGTTGCAGTTAATAATGTCGTAACAATAACTGCTTTTGATAAAGGGACAGTCCCAAACGGATTTGCAATAACTCACAGTGTAGAAGGAGATATTGTTGTAAATACTGTTGTTTCACCTTTTGCTGGTGGGGAGGATAATAGTATCACTGATATTACTATGGACGGGCAATCCATTATTAGGGATAAGGTTCTTTGGGAAACATCACACCCATATACTGCACAAAAAATAGCAGATGAAATAAACTCTACAGCCACACTTCCTGAATGGGAAGCTGTAGCATTTGGGAGTATAGTCACAATTATAGCAGAGACACAAGGGGCGGCAATAAACTCATATTATAATGGGGTAGCCCATGTAGAAACAAAAACTGGGGATTTCCAGACAACAAATCCGGCTCAAACAGTCACTTCAGGTGGAGCATCAATATCAAGTGGGCAACAAGCTGGTAGTTATATATATAGTAATAAATACGCTATCCACTCATTAGAAGAATCTACTTGGAGGTGGTGTGCAGTTGGTGATCCTACAGAATGGACAGGTGGTGTAGGAGGGGCCACGATTAATTCTGCACCCGGAGCAGGGTTCCAAGTGCTTTCCAATCATGCTAGAAATTCTGAAGAATTGATGGCGATGAGTACATATTATGAAAATATGGCAATCCTAGCGCAAGATTGTATCCAAATATGGTTTTCTGACCCTGATCCTCTTCTGATCCAGCTTGTCCAAGTGCTAAACAATACAGGCACAATTGCA